AGTCTGGATTGGCAGGATCTGAATTGTCTAGTATTGCAAATCTCATGTCTTCTACCTGTTCGGGCAGATGATCTAGATCGTAAGGAGAGTTATCTAGTGTTAGTATGCGCATGAGTTGATAATACATTATGTTGACACAAATGTCAAGCGATTTTCATCCACTCTAGTCGTTCTTGAGTAAAGGGATAGTTGGCTTCTCGATAAAAAGTTTTACGTTTGGTCAAGTGTCTTTTGGCAAACTTGCAGGTTGAAGTGACGTCCCAAATTTGCACATGATCTTTGTCCTCTGCTTTTCGGATACCGCGGCCAATCGACTGGATAACCCTAACAAAACTCTTGCCAGGCTCAACGAGCACAAGATTAAAGATTCGCGGAATGTTAATTCCAACCGCTGCCACACCATAGGTGGCCACGATAATTTTGTCTGTGCTTTCTGCAACTTCATCATATTCATCTTGACGGTCCTTGGCTTTGGTGGCACCAGATACAAACACAGCCCGATCACCCAGGCGTTCCACTAGAGCATGTCCGGCTGCCACTCGGTCCACAAGCACCAGAGTGTTGCCTGTTTCGTTAACTCGCTTTATGAGTTCGGCCATGGTATCCAGCCGGCCAGACTCTTCCAGCAGGTATTTAAGTTCGGTCTGATACTCTTTATACTCCACGTGATCCACTAACTGCACAATGTTCACGTGACAGTTGGCCAATACGCCTTGTTGTTGTAGTTCATTGGCACTCAAGCGACCAATCACAGGACCAAGGCCGACCAATAGGGCCTGGCTTTCAAACTTTTCTTTGGGTATGGTTCCAGTCAAACCCCAGCGAATTGGCACTTTAGCCATCACTCCAGTCAGCAAAGTTTTCAGTGCATCTGCTTTGGCCATGTGTACTTCGTCTACAATAACACATACCACACCTTCCAAGAACTCGCCGATGGTCACTTCACCCACGCCCGATTTAGTGTTCTTTAACAGCACATTCAAACTCTGCCAGGTACAAATGGTATGCTGACGTCCATATTCTTTTCTGTCGCCAAAATACACACCCACATCCTGTTGCATGTTGACATAGTCTTTTTCTGTTTGTGTGACCAAACTTTTGTTGGGCACAATCACAATTGATCTACCATATGGTGTAACTGCATTTGACAAGGCCGCTGTCATTATGGTCTTGCCTGCGCCTGTGGCTACTTCTTGTAGGCACTGCGGATTGGCCAAGAAGTTGTTGACAATCTCTACTTGATAGTCCCGCATGACAATAGGTTCGCCTGCGGCAGGGTGGCCTTTGGGCCACTTCACGTGTGCAAAACTATCTTCACGCACTTGTTCAAATGCAAAAGTAGTAGAGTAATCTCTCTGATCATCCAGTTCAATATCGTAATCAAACTTCTCAAGTATGGGTATGATCTCAGGTAGCAAGTTTGTGTAGGTACTGCCACTTAGTTGGAAGTAACTTACTTTGCCATCCCAACGGCCAAGACGAACTGCTGGCAAGTACCGTGCATATGGTACGTCATATTTGAAAGCCATGGTCAAGGCTCTGCGCACATCTAAGTCTAGTCCTTCTAATCGGATGTTTACTTCGTCTTTAATTTGTATTGTACATCTTTTCATTGTGTTTATTATACAGGGATTGATAAGAATTTACAACCAACTGTTGAAAATCGGTATTATCAAAAGATTGATGTACAATTAAATGCCACCGAGGCTGGCTACTGTTGTTAAAAACTGTATGCCTGTTAGAAATGTCTAACCAAAAGGCGCTGCCAACTTCAAAAGGCACTGATCCGTATTTTTCCATTACAAATTTACAGCCATCTGGTTGAGTGATTGCGATATTGATTGCTGTCAACATCGATTGATCAGAATCCGAATGTATGCTAATGTATCCACCGGGTTCCAGTAACATTACTCTTATACGATAAAATGATACTTCTGGCCACTTGGTACAAAAATACTTTACAGTCTGTGGTAGATATTGTTTGGCTTCTGGAGTCCAAATATACGGGCGTGAATCATTGTAGTATGCGTTTTCTCTGGTGGCTGTAAAACTTTTACCATGTATACAAAAACTTTTCCATCCTTGATGTTCACTATAATCATCTCTATGGGGAACCATTAAAGATTGAATGGATTCAAGTTCTTTTGCAATTTCCCAATGGGGTACATCAATGTTTAAACACAACCATGGTAAACCAGATTGGCATTTGATCCAATCAAAATTCGCCTCAGGATTGTAGCCTGGCAATTGGTATTCGGTATTGATGTATTTTTTTAACATCAGTTGACTTATTTTTTGTTTCATTTTTTAAGTTTGTCTTGAAAGTTTTTGTACTCGTCAACTGTGGTGTGTAATAATGTCCACTTGTAATTTAATATATTAGAGCACCAGATATAATCGTACTTATCTATATCATTATTCAATACCCAAGTAATCAAATTATCGTTGTAAAAATGGACAATTTTATTTTGTTTTGCTTGAGCCCAATCTCTTTCAAAATGTTCTCCCATTATACTATAAAACTTGTTGTTAACATATTCAACAAAAGTTTTTTTACTTTTAAATTTTAATCGTTCCAATGGTGTTAAGTCCGGTTTGTCTAGTTCGTAATGACCTAGTTTATTCCGAACAATAAACTCCCAAACAAAGTTTCCGTAGTCAAGTCCATTCCACGTATTCCATAATTCCCTACAAAATTTAATTTGTGTCAGACTAATATCGACTATTTGTATTTGTTGCGTGGCTGGTTCTATTATGTTTATCATCCAAAACAATCCTGAACCGGGTGATAATAATCTTTGTTTCTTGACTACATCAATTGATTCATTGTTGAAAATCCACAATTGATTTTCGGCTATGTTGTTATATTCTTGGAATATATCTAAATTTAGTTTTTTTTTGTACAAAAAAAACTTTAACTCTCGAGCATGATTATTCCAATTAACCACTGACCGGTAGTTTTGTAACTGTCGAGCAATCAAACCTTGTCCAAATTTTGTACTTGAATGTGAGATCAACTGGTCTCCTGGGCTCACCCATAATGGTGTATAGTCGTCGTGTAAATTTTGACTACTACGTATAGGTTTTGGATATGTCACGGTGTCGCAATCAAAATCTGTTGTGTCAAAATTCTTTATGTTCATAAACCAGCACTGGTCATTGAGATATAAGTCTTGATCCGGATGCCAAATTAAATGTGCTATTAATCCTTTGTGAGGATAACTGTCAATTAGTGTTTTCCATTTGTCCCAATCTATAATTATAGTGCCACTTTTAACAAACAATGCTTGTGTATAATTGTTCTCTCTGGCCCACAAAAATCCTGATTTCCAGTTATCGCATATAAAAATTTCCTGCCCTGTACTATTACCAAATTTACCAAATTGTATTCCACTCAAAGTTTGATTCAAATCATGGCCATTTAAGATTACTACCGGCCAACTCATAACAGGACTTTTAAAGGTGTTTGATTGTTTTTCAATTGCGATATGATTGCTTCAAAATTTGGCACTTGCCCAAATATAGTAACTGAAAAAATATCATTTATATCCCATGATGAAATGTTCCAATATTGGCACCATGATTTGCTATGTTGCACCCACCAAGATTCAAATTCTTCAATTTCAATATCTTTCAATGTGTCTATATCTTCAAGTGCTATTAGAATCTTAGGTCTGAGTTTTATCCATGGTTTAATCAACTCGCGCATACGATTTATGTCATTGGGTTCGCCATTTTTCCAGTAATGATATGGTGTTTTTCCTAACTCTGACCAGTGTACAAACGCATCACCTGCTTTGATTTTTGTTGTTGCATTTTCCAACCATTTATAATCAAATGGCCTTTCTAACCTACCAGATTTTTCTCTAAAATCAATTGGCAAAACTTTTGATTTTTGCCCATATCGACGTTCGCATAGATGAATATGCTCGTGAAAATTTAACCAGTTAGGATCCCCATTATAATTTTTTTCATAAATTTTATGTAGGGCATTAAAATAATTTTGATCTTGGGTCAAACAGCGTTCTTGATCAATTTGAATATGCACTTTATCTGCATGTACAATTAACCTTTGAACTAAATCACAGTGGTCCAGATTGTCTTTGTAAAAAGGATTGTCCCAGTCGCGGAATGGAATTGGTACGTGCTGAAGATGCTTGTATATTTGCTTGTAGACAGCGGTTATCGGGGTTTTGTTAAGAACTAATTCTACGATTTCGTTATTAGAAAAAACAATTTGCATGGCATATTTAATATAAAAAAACAGGTACCTTTTTTAAGGGTACCTGTTGAGAAAGGATCACCGGGCTAGTAAGAGTTGGCGATCCTGATCTGGAGCATCACACTAAATCTTTCGTACCGTATATCCTTCAGTGCGGTAGTAGTCTGCTTCTTCTTTGTCATTGGTTGCAAACAACAACAAGTCACCTTCATAAATTTCGTACATGTCAATCTCCAAAAAATAGAATTATCAGAGCAAAAAACAATGCCCAGCCCAGGTGCCCCAACATCAGCAACATCAAGACACCTATCCAGGCCATATTAGGCACTCTTCATACAAGTTGTTTCTGCCAAACGTTTCCAATTCAACATGGACATCTTGCGCAGGTCTGCAATCTTGAGAGCCATACGCAAACTCAGTTCACGCAAACGATCTTTGTTGACATGCATAAAGTCAATGATGTCGTCTTGTGTGGTTTCATCAAACTCATAGTCTGCAAACAACACACCGTCTTTGGCAATTTGTTTGATGCGCAACAATTTGTCACGCTGTGAGTCCAAGGTCAGGTCCAAATAGTGACAACGGCTTTGAAGAGCGTCCAAGTGATCACGCAATTTTTGCGATTTCATTTGATCAAACTTCAAGTTGGTAATAAAGATCACCGAACCTTTGAACTCGAAACGATCTGGAATGCCTTCACGGCGCAGGGCACTGGATTCACTCAACCATGAAATGGTACGTTTCTTGCCGGAGTCTAGAGCGCCCTTCAGCAAGTTAAGAGCCACGTCATCTAGCAAGATTGAGTCACAGTCATCAAACACTAATACACAATTGGCGTCTGAGTATTTGTAAAGTGTTTGGAACAGGCCAATTGGAGTGGCTGAGCCTTTGACAACTTCTGCGCGAAGTTTCTTGCCTGAGATCTTGTCAAACAAGCAGGCCTTCTCTATCTCTTGCTCCACGCCAAAACTCTTGCCAACACCTGGAGGGCCGGATACAATCATGGCACGGATGTCACCGGCAGTGGCAGCCTTGGTCATCTCTGTAAGAATGTCAAAACGCTCGCGGATACGAGTCATAGCATCTTCATCAGATTCCACAACAGGTGCGGGTTTTTCAAAATGAATGGTGTTGGGTTGTGTCATGCCGCTAGTATACTCAATATTTGAGATGTTGTCTACGCTGATACGTATCGTTTCAGGGCAGTTAGGAAAGGCGCCACCATTTTTTACAGTAACAAAATTACCTCGGGCGCCAGTTTGAAAACCGCTCACAAGAACAAATTCTTGATTACGGACGGGTTTGTTACGGTATGTACCGTTTACTACTCGAATTGCACTCATGGTTACTAGCCCCTTGTGTTGTTTACTAAGCCTATATTATAGTGGATTTTGAATTATTAGTCAATTACGCAGAAAGTATTACTTTTTGTTGATTTCTTCTAGTTTTTGATTGAATTCAAGCCGTGCCTTTACCATGTTGTAAACTAGATACGCCATGGCACCCAACAACACAACAGCGGAAAAGATTCCCGGAGCGGCTGGGTCCAGCAAAGACAATAAGTAACTGGTTAGGGTTGATCCACCTATTACTATTGCAAAAACTGCCACTGTCTGCAACAGTGCTTTTTGATTCAGAGTCATTTGTGAGTTCCTTTTTGTTTCTATGCTGTATTATAGCAAATTGCCAATTCCTGGTCAAATGCCAAACAAAAACCCTGCACAGGGCAGGGTCATTGCAAAAGTAGTACTTTTTACTGGTAATACTTTGGTTTTAGACCGGTGGAACATATGGATCCAGCACAATTTTTGCTGGATCTACAAAAAAGTCAAATGTAAAAGTTTCTGCATTATAGATTGGGTATGCCCAATCTCCTAGTTGGCCATCTGCATTAGTCCGCCAATTCCATGCTGTTCCGTTTTTCATAGTGTTTAACACCCCATCTGACTCAACTGTGTTTGTGTTTGGGTCACCGAAATAATCTACAGGTAAAATTGGAATAGTGATGTACTTGCTTGGGTCATTTGGATCTTTTTGCCAAATATAATTACCTGTATAATTCATCCAGATATGACCAAAAAATACTGTGCCGTTTGCCACAGAGATTCTCATTGGTATCTGCCCAGTTATGTCTGTATCTGTTGAGAATGAAAATAATTCTTTTTCCCATGATGTAGCATCTAAATCTTGTTCTGGTCGGTCAACAGGCAAAGGATCGCGTGTAACTGCTGGTAATGTATCGGAATACACAATAGTGTTGTTGTATTCAACTTCGAGTGTCACTGTGGATCCTGTTGAATATGCTTGTCCCATAAATTTTGCTGTTCTTGCTACCATAATAGTATCTCCATTTGATATATTTAGTCTAGCGCCAGTGATTTTTTATCTCAGAATCTGAGACTTGATCTGGTTTGGGTTGTCCGTGAAAAATCAGTAGACTGGTTTCTGGACCAAATCTGGTGCCTGCACCAGGGGTAAGATGGGTGCGTTTGATCGGGTCCAGGCCCCCATCTAGTGCTTGCCAACGCCAACTCAAGGCTGATTTTTCAGGAAAAAAACGTCGTTGATTGGGCTTTAAAACAGCAGTGAGATAGTCTTGATCACCATGATACTTGGCGCACAACCTAAGAACATCTTGTTGAGAAAATTCTGTCCAAATATAGGCAAACTTTTCTGTGTGCCAATACATCACACTTGAATTGATGCCTTGAAATTTAGGTTTCCAGAGTGTTCGGTAATCTCGTATGGCCCAAATGTGTGTTGAACTCAATTGTGTGATCCAGTCCAAATTGTTGACTATCACTGTATCAAGATCTAGGTACAGCAATTGACCGGAATGGTGTGCAGGATTGAACAACTGCATCTTGTACCACCAGGATTTTTTGCTGCCACGTATGCCTGGCCATTCAGTCAACACATGTTTGATCATGTGTGGCGGAACCATGCGGTCATGTTCGGTATACACATGCATGCGAATTTCACGTGATAGATTACGACTCAGCATGCTGTAGAGAATATCCACATAATTCCAATTATAAACATCTCCGTGTATAACGCAAGCACAGTCAACTGGTGCGTTCGGCTGAGGTGTATCAACCATTGTTTGATTATATTTGGCCGCACGATGGGCTTCCCTGGCCGCACGATGCTCTTGCTTCAATTGCTCTGGAGTTTTCATTCAGTTAATGGAGCATGATTCCAATATTGTGGATAATTTTTTAAAATGTTTTGCACTATGGCAGGATATGCGGTGACAATAGTTTGAGTAGTACACTTGTGATTGATTGCGGAAACAGTATCTAGTCGTTTGAATGCTTCTAGTATTTGTTCAGGATCTCGGTGCTGACTTTCAATGCAACTTACAACTTTGTTTTTTACCAATTCATCAGTGCCAATCCAGGTCCAGTGCCAACCCACTGGCTCCTTGAGTCCCACACAATGACTTCGATCTTTACGTTTGACGTTTTGTCCTTTGTATAATTCGTGCGGAGTTGCAAACATGCGTTTTCGAGCAACCACACTGCCTTTCCAATTGCGATCGGCTTTTTGATCAAAACGGTACAGGTACATTTCAAATCCACATGTGACTGGACGGTCATGAGAGTTCATCAAATCAACTATGGCAGACCATTTGGTGGGATCGATAATTTCATCAAGATCACCGTGTATCACAATATCATCCTCACTGTATTGATCAATTGCAGGTTGTAAACCTTGTCGCATCATGGTCTCACAAATCAAATTGGTTTGATCTTGATTGAGTTCCAGTGTGACCACTTGGATACGATCTTTGTATTTTTCTTGGAATCTTGACAAGTTGTTGGTCAAATGGTAAGGCTTGGGTCGGCCGCTGAATGTTCTGCTGGCTTCTAACACTATCCACCTATCCACATAGTGGTTAGTGATTGCTAGATGTATGTCCAGCATGTCAAATTCATCATTGAATAAAAGTGTATCTATGACCATTAGAATTGAAATATTATTTGATATTCATCGTAGATGGGCAAATGATTTTTTGTTTCAAGGTATTCAACAACAGCCCGACCTTTACCTGTGCGACGGTTGTTGGCCGACCATCGGCTGTTGTCATCAATGGCCACTACACAGCCAGACTTCAAGTGTGGCTCAATTGCTAAGAACTCTTTTAAGTGATGGTTGGCACTGTCTGTGTCATCATCCCATTTGACGTCCCATGAATCTAAATAGTATAGGTCGACTTGACCCAAGTCATCCAGTGACTCAAGCCAGTCCACACTGTCACTACAAGTCACACTAAATCGATTACTAGTCAAGTGTCCACGTGCGGTTGCCACTGCGGCAGGATCAATGTCTACACTTCGTACCTGACCGCCATGCCAGTCCACAAACTCTGTGAACAGTGCGGCACTTTGGCCATCTTTCCAATTACCTGGGGTACGCAAGGTGCCGGTTTCAACAATAGAAAAGTTTTCTTTGCGTTGATTCAACAACAAACGAAACATGATGTCAAAGCCAATGGCTCGTTTGTAAATGCCCTCTGCTAGTAGTCTTTTTGCTCCACTTACTTCAGGACTCAGCAATTCATAATATGTGTTACGGTAGTGTTCCAACCAGGATTTGTTCATGGTGTATTTAAATGATCTTGTTGGTTGTCATGCGGTTTTGACACCAGCCAGCAACGTCCGGCTCTGCGTACTTTTATATTCTGTGGTCCAAAAAAATCCCAAATTGCTTGTTGCACACCTGGATAGCCTTTGGTGTAATCATCTCCGCCAAACAAGGCACCTGGTCGCATTTTTGGCCACCAGGCTTCAAGATCCTTGGTCACTGCTTGATAACTGTGTCCTGCGTCTACATAACAAAAGTCCACAGACTCATCATCAAACTTTTTGGCGGCATTCCAACTCATCATATTCAACATGGTAATGTGTTTGATAACTGGTTTCAAATTTTGTCTAAATATCTTTTTCAAGTCCTGCACAGTGTCAGGATCATATGCTATGTCGGCTTCACCCTTCCAACTATCCACACAATAAAATTCACCTAGTTTTTGTCGATTCAGCAATTCAACCACGCAATAGGCCGCACTGCGTCCAGTCCATGACCCCAACTCCACCCAGGTTCCTGAATTGGGAAATTGATCCAATACTATATCAAGCATCACTGTGTTTTTGTGGCTCATGAAACCCGAGATGTCTTGATAAAAATGATTCATTTTGTATTTACCGTAATATACGCCTATAAATATCAACATGAAAATTGTAATTGTCACTGGTGGATTTGATCCACTGCATTCCGGACACATATCTTTACTTAATCATGCTGATCACCTGGGCGATCATGTGATTGTGGGTTTGAACTCTGATCACTGGCTCGCACGCAAAAAAGGCAGACCGTTTATGTCATGGCGTGAGCGAATGACTATATTGGAAAACCTACACATGGTCGACGAAGTGATTGCATTTGACGACAGTGATGATACAGCCTGTGATGCTATCCGCCAGGTTCGCGTAAAGTATCCCAATGATAACATTGTTTTTGCCAACGGTGGAGATCGCACAGCAGACAATATTCCAGAAATGACGTTTGACGATGTGGAGTTTGTGTTTGGCGTGGGTGGCAACAACAAAGCCAACTCTAGCAGTTGGATTTTGGACAACTGGAAAAAACCACGCACCGAACGTGCCTGGGGCTACTACCGTGTGTTGCACGAAGTAGGCAATCATGTCAAACTCAAAGAACTCACGGTGAATCCCAAAACATGCCTAAGTATGCAACGTCATGACCAACGTGCAGAATTTTGGTTTGTGGCCGAGGGAGAAGCCACAGTGTACACAGTAGATCCCCACAGCACTGAATATGACTTGATGGCCAGCCCAGCACGACATCAAAGCACCTGGATCCGACTCAATGAATGGCATCAATTGTGTAATGAAACAGATGAACCTTTGCGACTGATTGAAATTCAGTACGGTGAAAATTGTGTGGAAGAGGACATTGAACGCAGATGAAGCCCATTCCTGTTTTCATAGGTTATGATCCAAGAGAGGCTGTGGCCTATCATACCTGTGTAAACTCAATCATAAGACATTCGTCTAGACCTGTGGCTGTGATTCCCTTGGCGTTGAATCTGTTTGAAGACTACACCGAAACACACACAGATGGGTCAAATCAATTTATCTACAGTAGATTCTTGGTACCGCATTTGATGAACTATGTAGGTTGGGCTATTTTCATTGACGGCGACATGATTTTACGCGATGACATAGTCAAACTTTGGGAACTTCAAGAATTAAACAAAGACGTCATGGTGGTCAAACACAATTATCAAACGCGAATGACTGAAAAATATCTAGGATCAAAAAACGAAAATTATCCAAGAAAAAATTGGTCCAGTGTGATATTATGGAACTGCAACAGTTTTCCTAACAGACGATTGACACCTGAATTTGTACAAAAATCCACTGGCAGTTTCTTGCATCGTTTTTCTTGGCTTGAAGATGACAGAATTGGCGAATTGCCACCGGAGTGGAATTGGTTGCCCGACGAGTATGGCGTGAATTTGGATGCCAAACTGTTGCATTACACACTTGGGGCTCCTTGTTTTCATGAGTTTGCCACAACACCACAAAGTGATGAGTGGCACAGAGAACACATGTTGACAGATTACTGTTTGCAAAGGATGATTTGATGAATCAAGACTGGTTGTTCCTGAGCAAAAACAACAAGGATGAGTATATCAACATGCTGGCAGCCAGTGCTGGAATTGAACCAACTGACAGTGACTATTTTGATTTTCACTATGACATTGAAGTAGACAAGAAAAAACTTGTGTTGCGTGGTATTCTCAAGCACAAAATCATGCAAAAGTGCTGGCAAGGTGCCCACGATTTTTGGTATATAGACTCGGGTTATGCTGGCAACAACGTGTCACCAACCAACCCTCGAGGAATAAAAATCTATCACAGGATAGTAAAAATAATTTACAGCATAAAGAAATTCAACAAAGACCTGCTGATCGTTGGTCTAAATTGGGGATTATCTTACAACCTCGACGTCACGGACGAAGAATCATAGTGGCAGCACCTGACGAAAAGCCTTGCAGATTTTATGGCATTGATCAAGCACAATGGATCGACGATACGGTGACCCAAATCAGACAACTCACAGACCGTCCTGTAGAAGTTCGACAACGTTCTCCCAAACGCATTGATAGAGTTGCCACAGCACCATTGAGCCAAGAACTAGTCAATGATGTACATGCCCTGGTCACATTCAACAGTGTGGCCGCAGTAGAAGCCATATTCGCAGGAGTTCCTGCGTTTGTACTGGCACCTGTTCATGTGGCAGCACCAGTGGCAAACACCACGTTGGACAGTATTGAAGATCCTGCCTGGGCCGATCAAGACCTATTAGATGCTTGGTGTCACAGCATGGCCTACGGTCAATATCACGTGAAAGAACTTAGAAATGGCACAGCATTTAGGATGATGCAAGAATGAAAGTTGTGAGTTATTTGGCCACCTTGCCCAAAAAAGATCAATACACAGCAGAGTCTTTGCAAAAGGCACAAGACAAAAGCAATACCTTGAGATACTTTATACAAGGTGTTAATGCCTGTGATGATGATGGTATCATATCTGATGATTTAGCATACCAACCCAGTGATGTTGCAGTGATACTGGGTTGGGTACACGAGCATGGAAAGACTGCCGCACATTTGCAATTACGTCAGAATATTGTGGACGGCCAACGTGCCAATAATGGCAGAACTGTGATAGCAGATTCAAATTTATTTTTGTATAAAAATACTGAGAATCCTGGTTACTGGTTGCGCTACAGTTTTGATGGGGTGTTTCCCAACACAGGGGAATACTGCGATCAGACTCCCGATCCTGATCGTTGGCAAACAATCCAAGCACAAACAGGTATCAGACTGGAGCCCTGGAGAACCCAAGGCAATCATATTCTGATTTGTCTACAGCGTGATGGCGGTTGGAGCATGGCTGGTTGGGACGTGATAGACTGGGCTGTCAAAACAATTGCGGAGATTAGAAAATACAGTGATCGTCCCATAAGAATTCGACCACATCCTGGCGACAAACGAGCCGTGAAATATTGTGAACGACTGATCAAACTTTGCGTTGGACGTAGATTGCTCAATGTACATCTCAGCAAAACAGCATCAACTCTCATGCAAGATTTTGTCAATTGCTGGGCAGTGGTCAATCACAATTCCAGTCCTGCTGTGGCAGCGGCCATAGAAGGCATACCTGTGTTTGTGACTGATCCTGATCGTAGTCAGGCCCGAGACATAGCAGGATCCGGACTCAATCGCATAGAAAAACCACATACTCCTGATCGAGAGTCCTGGATACAACGTATTGCACAGTTTCACTGGAGTCATGAAGAACTCAAATCAGGTGCTTGCTGGGCACACATGAGAAAATGGGCAAACAAATGATACAAGTTATAACCAGTTTCAATCAGTCCTACTACGATCTTATTGGGCAAGACAGCGTGGAGAGTTTTATAAAGTATTGGCCACAGCACATAAAATTAACATGCTATGTTGAAGAGTTTACACTGCCTGACCATGAGAGACTTGAACAGATAGGCTTTGACAGTCTTGATCCTGATTACAAACGCTTTCAGGCTCAAACAGATCTAAATCAAAGTCAAAAAAAGTTTGCCAAAAAGGCCTACAGTTTCATGCATGCCATTGCCAGTCCACAAGCAGATTGGATTTTTTGGATGGATGCTGATGTGGTATCAGTCAAAGAATTACCTTTAGAATTGTTGGAAAGAATACTAAAACCAGGATGCTTGAGCATGTACATGGGTGTGACCTACACTGCCGACAAAGCAGGTAATGCTGGTCATTGGCTGGTACCCGAAACAGGAATCTTTGCTGTAAATACCCGCCACTGGCAGTTCAAAACATTTAGATCCGAGTATGTGCGAAGATATCACCAAAGAGACTACAGTGACTTACGTAGATTTTATGACAATGATGTTTTTGGTGCCGCACTCGGTGTGGTCAAACAATGTCGTGTGAATGACCTTTGTCATGGATTCGCTAAACCTTACAAAACACCACTTCCGCACACTGTCATGGGTGAATACTTGATACACTACAAGGCCAAACACTCAAAGGCCGAATACAGTCAAGAACCTACTGAACAAGACCAGTAATTTTCTGTTCTAGGACATATTAGATCTTTTGCCGCGCTCTTGCCTGTATCTTTGCGCTTGCCTTTGAGATGGTCCAAGTAAGCACCCCAGGCAGTGTTGATCAGCGGATGACCTTCGCCTTTGATGAGTCCTGCTGACCAGTTGAGTTGTCGCCATGCAGGATTGGCACTTTGTACTTCTTTTCTAGTTTCATCAAACACCCAACAGTCATTCCATTCTGCCATGGTCATTAGTCTGCCAGAATCATATGCCAATTGGAATTCTTTCAGCCAGACCCGTGTCACAGGATCCTGCAAGTTCATACCATACAGACCACACTCTGTGAATTTCTTTTCTCTTCCCAAATAGGCCAGTCCTGTGCCAGCAGGCATTTGACTTGTGACAAAATCCAATGTTATGGGTGTGTGACACACCATGTCCGCATCCATCCAGAACAGCACATCTGCTGAACAGTTGGCAGCACAGTGAGCAACAGAATATGCCTTGTGACTGAAACGTATGGCATCCCAACGAAAACCTATTCCAGGTGCTTTGCCTTTGCGATCCACAGGTCCGGTGGCAACCAAGCCACGTGCTCTAGGGTCATTACCCCAGCGTTGTTTGAACGCCACAATCTCTGGACTCACTGCGTGTAAGTCTCTTACGTGTAAATTGGGCGCACTCTGTGTGATGGTACAATCTTCTGTGTAAACATACAGGTCAACTTCTTGGGGCCAGTTTTGTAAAAATGTATCAATCATGCGACTGGCATATTTTCGATAGCCAGCGGCGTGAAATGTTGTTAATACTGCATATTTGGTCATTCAAAATCCCTGTAAATGACATTTACATAATCTTTCCAGAACCAATGTTCTGATATCATTTTTTTAAGTTCGCTGTCATCATATAGCACAGTGTCCGGGCTGGATGTTTCTGTCTGTAGCAACCAATCAAAGTGATTTTGATTTACTTTAGTAATAGTTTCTACAACAGGAAGAGTCACTCTAGCAGGATCATAATAAAATGCGTTATGGTAACTCACACTGTTGAGTGTAAAAAATTCTAGGCCATGTTTGTTAAACAACTTTGTGTATTTGCTTAAACTGGCACCGCGAAAATATCGACGGTCGTAAGTTTTTTTCTTTACGTTAGGAATGTAAGGAAAACTTGCTTCTACAGTGGAACCAAAATGTGGATTTATTTCTACACAGACCACAGCCGGCTTGAACCCAGTTTCCAACAACACACGAGCAACTTCATAATCAAAACTATCTATGTCAAGACTAAAAAAATCACAGTTCCAATCAGACACAGGGCGTAAAATATCTACTATATCCTCTGTGGTGATCATTTGTTTGAGTTTGGTGATAGCATCACCCCAACGGTTGGGAGTATCTGGTTCCCAGTCTCTTCCGTCAACACCAACGCCTGTGTATCCTTGATCCAACAGATCCATGGTCATGTTTTGATTTCCAGTGCCAAATCCAATTTCAACAAAAGTTCGGCGGGGATCTTGGAGTCCAGATAACATAAGGCCTATAATGCCAGTTTCTCCAAATTGGCTGTAGCCTTGTCTTTCGTATGGTAGGGTGAATGTATACATATATAACTATTTAATCCAATGAAAATTAGCCTATTTGATAATTTTGGTGCACTTAACTCTGGACCTGTGTTTGCTGCCTTTGAACAGGGATTACATGCCCTAGGTATTCAATCTAACAATCACGATATAGATGCTGACGTGGCGGTGATATGGAGTCAGTTATGGTCTGGACGCATGCGACACAATCAAGAAATTTGGAACGCATTCAGAGACTCTGGACGCAACGTGATTGTGTTAGAAGTAGGAATGCTACGTCGTGGACACACATGGAAACTGGGACTAAACGGTGTAAATCGACGTGCTTGGTTTGGTTTGGACTATCAACTCAACAGGGCACAAAAGTTAGGCATACATCTGCAACCGTGGCGCCAGGGCAATAACATTGTGATTGCCGTCCAACGCAGTGACAGTGAACAATGGTCTGGACTGCCAGAGCCCAAAACATGGGTTGAACAAACTGTTGCAAAAATTCAATCAGTTACTGACAGGCCTATTGTTGTTCGTCCGCACCCCAGACAACGTATCACTGGCATAACAGGTGTGACCATACGCCACCCAAGGCCGTTGATCAACACCTATGACAGTTTTGATTTTGATACTGATCTGGCCAATGCCTGGTGTGTGATCAACGAAAACTCAGGACCGGGTTGTCAAAGCATTATAGCAGGTGTACCTGCATTTGTTGGTGTGGACAGTCTAGCCGCTCCGGTGGCCAATCTGGATCTACTGGATATAGAAAAGCCGTGGATGCCAGATCGCACGGCTTGGTTGCAAGATATTGCTCACACAGAATGGACTACAGAAGAGATTGCATCAGGATTGCCTGTGCAAAGATTATTGTCTAGATTGCAGTCTCACTAGGTCAGCGTCGACCATGTCACGTATCATGGTCTCAAAGTTGGTGCGTGGCCGCCAACCCAACTGTTCTCTAGCACGAGCACTATCACCACGTAAACTGTATAGTTCAGCAGGACGTTTGAATCGTGGATCACTCTTGACAAGATGTTGCCAATCTTGAATACCCACATGTTCAAATGCCACGCGGCACAAGTCACCTATAGTATGCTGTTCGCCAGTGGCAATCACATAGTCACTGGCTCGTTCTTGTTGCAACATCAACCACATGGCTTCCACAAAGTCCCCAGCAAAGCCCCAATCACGTGCGGCATCTAAATTGCCCAGAGTGACATCATCTGCTAGTCCCAATTTGATACGTGCAACTGCGTCTGTGATCTTGCGTGTGACAAACTCACGACCACGCAAGGGCGATTCATGATTGAACAAGATGCCTGAGCAAGCATATAGGCTATAACTTTCACGAAAGTTAATAGTCATCCAGTGTGAGTACAACTTGCTTACACCATAAGGGCTTCTTGGACGAAACGGTGTGATCTCACTTTGCAAGCCAGGTTCTGTGGCATTACCAAACATCTCTGAAGTAGATGCTTGATAGAATCTAGCATTGGGATTGTGTTGGCGTATGGAGTTTAACAAGTTCAACGGGCCCATGCAATTGACTTCGGTTGTGAGTTTGTTTAATTCCCAACTGATGCCCACAAAACTTTGCGCCGCCAAATTGTAAACTTCTTGTGGCTTGAGGCTTTGCATAATGTGATTCATGTTGTTCTCATCAGTGATGTCACCTGTGATGAGTTCAATGTCGTTTTCAATACCCAACCATTTGAGATTTTCCAAATTGGGATTTGAATAGCGTTTGACCAACCCGTATACATGGTAGTCTTTTTTGAGTAGATATTGGGCAAGATATGGGCCATCTTGGCCGGTCATGCCTGTAACAAATGCTGTCTTTTTCATGCTATTATGTATCACATATGATGGATTACACCTGAATATCTTCCATGCCTGCTGTTCTCAGTCGCACCACATGTCCTGACATCCAGGATTTGGAGTCTAGACCTTTCATGACTCCCAGCCAACGATTGCGTAAGTATGCCACTTCGTTAATTATGGTTTCATAATCAATCACTTCATCCTCGCCGTCTACATACTTTTCAGCATCTCTTGAAGTAAGAGCACGAGCATAATTTTCGAGATATTTTTGAAAGTGTTTTCTGCGTATTTTTCTCAATTGTATGTTGAGATAGTTTAGAACTGCTTCAATCTCTTGCAGTTGATTGAAACGATGTTCGGTAATGCCGGGCAGGGCAGTGATGTTTTTTTCTACTATGCCCGAAATTTTACAATCTCGTTTGGCATCTTCGAGTTCACGCTCATAGTGACTGATAAAATCAGGAACAGCACCAAGACTGGCAACTACGCGACTATACCACATGATCAATATTCATATCTATAAACAAAAGATTTAATCTTTTCAAGCATTTCTCCTATTTGATTATTGTCGTTTAAATTTTGCCAGTTCATCGCTTCCGTCAGTTGATCTTTAATATACCATTTCCAGTAAGGAGCCTGAAACTTAATATTCAGTTGACTATTCATAAAAAATCCTGGTCGGCTGATTGGTAACTTCACATTATTTTCTTTATATTCAAGTTGATTATAATAATAATTTGAATTTTTTAAAATATCAATATCATCAATTTTAATACTATTAAACAAAATGCGCTTGTCTGCTACTATGTGTCCTTGTTTATCAACTTGGGTATCATTTGCATTTTTGTTATCCATACCTATTTCAATTTGAGATTGATCAACAAAATTGTACTTGATTTCAACATTTACTGTAGAGTTACCTTCTGGCAATTCACTGCGATACAATGTTTCTCCATTGTATTTTATAAACAATTGGGGGCCACCAAAGCAATGTCCTGAATCAACTTCTAATACTACTTTGGTACTAGGAAATAATTCTTGCGTTCTTTTATCAATGTAGTCCTGCCAATTTTCTAATAGAGCAATAGATGGACAAGCATCATAGTTGTTTTGGTCTACATTATTAAGTATGAAATCTCGACCTTTTTCAAATGACTCATTAAGTCTTGTTTGCATATAAATTACTTGCTGTCGCTGAGAATAAACTGGCAATCCTAAATAGTATCCAAGTCTGTATATGATGTACCATCTCGCTATTCGGGCTTTTATTGTTAAATTTGGGTTTATAGGGGTATACCAAAAAAAAGAAAAATTATCATCGCTTGTGATTAATTTATTTTTTTCTGTGTTATCTGTGGCGGGTGTGTTACGTAAAGTTGCATAACCTTGACCAAGGTCAACAGCAGTAACAGTACGGTTGGCAATAAAAGGTCCTAGTTTAAGTATCATATCAAGATGTAGAAGAAAATCTGAAAACTCTTCAGACAGTGTCCTACAATATTGTTTATAATGGCACCAATTCCGACATCGCGCATGTGATTTAATTCATAAAATAATCCATCTACTGTGGTTTTTTTGTCCATTGCTTTTAATACTTTATCGCTTCCCGATTCTGCTCCTATAGTCACATGATTAAACCCGGCTTTGATCATTAAATTAAAAAATTCAGGCTTGATTGAATTAGGAGGTCTTGAGATCCAATTCCCAGAAATTTTAATTTTGTTGTCTGTCAGAGAATCATTATATTTTGCAATTTCTATCAAACATTCACTGAGTGCTTTCATGTTACCATTAGCAATCGAATCTGATAGCACAAATTCATTTCTATTATATTTTTGGCTTAGATAAATTATTTCTTCTGCCAGTCGTGTGCCATTTTTACTTTGGAATTTACTAAAATTTGAAGACACATCACAAAAATCACAAGACCTTACGCAACCTTTACTGCTGATTACTGGTATCATTAATCTAGAGGCAATGCCTTTGTAATTATCAAAATCATAATCATCAAAGTTACTGAATGGATATGACAAAGTTATATTCGAAGTAGTGTTCCAAAAATCTGGAGAATACAATTTACCATTCAAGAATTCTAAAAGACTGTCCTCAGCATCACCTAGTATTGTATGATATACTAGTTTTTTCTTCATTATGATCTCATGAAATTGCATTAATTTTTCAATTTTGGTTAGTTTACTCCAAAAATTAATGTAAGGGCCTGTGGTAAGTCCCTTACCACCCAATACAATTTTCCAATTTGGATACCGTTCTTTAACACGATTGCAAAATTCCCAAGTTGCAATATGTGTCCATACACTGAACACACTGATACCAATGAACTTTGTTGAATATTGTGCAAGCCAATCAATTATATAATCATAAATTTGCTTAACATGATTGTGTAATTCTTGTGAATGTGGGCCTTCGGCTATCCAGTAGTTTTGTAAATCTTGATATTTTTCAGACTTAGACTCACAAAAAATTTTGTGTATATCAACATTGAAATCATGAGTAAGAACTTTAAATCCGTGACTTTGTGCTATTCCTTTTAGGATAGCCGGAGCGGTAGGCGGCACCATTAAATCCGACGCTGGCAAGTTGATCAAAATCATATCATAATCATAACTATCTCCGGTTTTATCTATTTCATAATTTTCTAATGTTAACTCCATTAGTTTTCCCAGTCTTCGTCTTCTTCGTCTTCTTCGTCTTCTTCGTCTTCAGTCTCATAGTCCTTGTCATTGTCAAGGTAGGCTGTCAGCGCACGTTTGATGTCTGAGTCGCCCTTGAAGGCGTCACGAATGTCTTCAACATCCGAATCATTGTCCATCAAGATCTGTATCACAGTTTCTGCGGCTTCAGCACGGTCCACTGTGTTTATAAAACGCTTGAGTTCTCCCCAAATTTCACTTGCTATCGCTTCACTCATCTGCTGTTTCCTCCGGAGTACTTACCTCTTCTTTGCGTTTTCCAAACTCAGACATCACAACGTCTAGCACACCGCCTTCGTTTGATTCCCAAGCCTTGCGGAAATGTTTGAGGATTTCGCCATCCAGTGTAGTATAGGCCAGTCGGTTGCCGTCTTTTTTCAAGAAACCTTTTTTCTCAGCCAAGTCCACGAGACCCGAATAAGGATTCATACCTGTTTCGTAGGGAATCTTTACCTGCACACCTTCGAAGGGTTTGGCATAGCGTGTTTTCATGACCTTGCAGGCCGAGCGAATTCCCATGACATCTGACACTTTGTTGCCGTCCTCGTCCTCTTTGAGTTTGAGTTTTTTCATGGCAACAACTATCGAACTAGCATAAATGAAACCTTGACCACCGCTGATCTTATCGTCAGGGTCGAACATATCCTGACTTGCGTAGGTGTGGTTGGTACATACTAGGCCAACGTTATAACTACCAAACATGTTTACACAGTTACGCACCAAGGCTGTAAGTGCCTTGGGTTTACGTCCTAGATCGCCCTTCATTTCTCCAGCATCAAACTGGTTGACGTCTGTGGGGGTGAGCAACATGCCTAACGAATCAATCACAAACAACACTTTAGGACGTTCGCCATCTGCTAGAGTTTTGTAGTCACTCATGAATGTGCTTATGGTCTTAGCCACATCGTCAATCATGGCCATACTCAACTTCAAAAGTTTAGATTCAGAAGTATCAACGCCAAGTGCTTTTAGCCAATCTTCATCAAGTGCGTTCTCTGAGTCAATTAGAACTACAAAGATACCTTGCTCTTGTGCGTTCTTGATAATGTTACCACTACAGATATATGACTTTCCTGCACCGGATTCACCAGCGAACACAGTGACCTTGCCTAGTGGGATGCCACGGTTGAAGTCTCCTGAGATCAAATAGTTCAAGGCATAATTGCCTGTGCTGATCCAATCTGTAGGATCGTTGAAGCCGATTGACAATCCGTCAATGCTCTTGGTAATTTCCTTGCGGAATTTGCTCACGTCAAATGGTTTTCCCATGTGTTACTCCAATGTAAAAAAATTATTTTCTATAAGTGAATTCTTATAGAACAGTTGCCTATATCGAGATAGATTGTCATCTAGTTTGTTAAAGTTTGCCAAAGGCATTTCTTTGCCTACACACGGTATGTTGTGTGTATTGCACCATTTTTGATATTGTTCAGGTAGTGTTTGTTGGAATGATGGTACTACTCTCAATCTTAATGTTGTGCTCAATTCGGAAAAATTATTTAGATCAAAGTCTTGGTTAGTATCGCCGTTTTCCCACTTGTTATAACTTGTTCTGCCTAAGTTTTGAAATGCTACTGACAAATTAAATATTCCGTTTTTAAGTATATTTGTTCCAAAATGATTGGGAATCATTTCATTGGCATTTGATGATTTAGCATCAATCATATGTGTCAACCCTTCTATACTATGAATTAATACATTTATCCTGTCAAGGGCGCCCGGAATTTTTGTGTCAAAAATTTTTTTAATGTATGGAAATTCTTTATGTAGTTTTACCCAACGTTGGTGTAGAGAGTTCAAATTTTCTTGTTTACTAGGATCAAGTTCAAATTCCAAAATTGAATATTTGAACTTATCTTTCAAGAGTTTTTGTACCTGAGAAAATTTAGTTTCTAGTTCTTGACTTAATTGCTTATATCCCAAATCGGGCATATTATAATGATTAATATCACGTTGATTTAATTGTTCAACAAAATAATCATATACCCTGCTATCAATTGGATTAAGTTCAATCATGTCACCTGTGCTTATCCAAACCAATCTTGACATATATTAAAACAAAGCCCATTATGGGCCTTGTCGCTTATTTTTGTTGGCGTGCGCGGATCATAGCCAAAATATCTTCGGCCTTTTGTCCACCTGCAGGTTTTGTGACAGGAGCAGAAGCCACCGGAGTGTCATCCTCCTCGAAGTCACTTGCGGCTGTAGGTGCAACCACTTTTAGTGCAGGCTTGGCCACTGGAGCAGGTGTGTCCTCATCCGCGGCTGGAGCGGATCCACCAGCAGGTGCTTGTACACCAGCAGGACGGAAGTATTGACCCCAACGTTCAGTGTCATATGGCTGACCATCTACTGATGCTTCGAACATCTCTTTGATGACCTTGAGTTCAACCTCTGTGGGTTTCTTGGGCAAGAATGTGCTCAAATCAAACAAACCATGTGCATCCACTGCGGCCTGTTCGGCTTCGGTCAGTGCCGATTCTTTACGTGCCCACTTTGATCCATTGTAGTCAGCAAAGCCGCCTTTTGATCCTTTGGTGATACGGAAGTCTAGACCACGCAAGTAGTCTGTTGGCAATTCTTCCAGTTCAGGATCCATCAAGGCGCCTTTGATAGTTGTAAAGATTTGTGGACCAATGATGAATCTGCGTATGGGATTCTCTGGTGTTTTGTCATCGCTGAGTGGGTTTTCACGCACAAAGCCTTGGAAGATGTAACTGCGTTTCTTCCAATACTTACGACCCATGTCTTCAAGTGATTTGTCCTTGAACCAGGTGCGTACTTCTGCCAGAATAGGACATGCCTCTCCCCACATTTCCACGCAAGGTACTTGTACCATAACTTGCTTGGATTCCATCTCTCCTTTGATGCCGTTAAAGGGCAAACGAATCATTGCTCGTTCTTGCCAAAAGAAAGTGTTTTTACTGTTACCATCAGGTAGGAAGCGTACGGTAGCCGATTGGCCTTCTTCCATGTTCCAATGTGGGTAAATTGAATTGTCCCCACCGGTGGATTGCCCACCTTGTTTTGATTCCGCTGCCTGTAGTCTTGCTCGAATTTCTGCTAAAGATGCCATAGTTGTTTCTCCTTTAAGTTGCCTATGTTATATGCCTGTTTATCTAGATTTTAGATGTTGCCTGTGCATACAAATTACATTATATGCGAATTTATTTAGCATAGTCAACACAAAAGACAAATTTATTTTTGCCTAATTTTGATATAGTAAATCTGGGTGTGGTGTTCCGCAATGTAGTGATTTGGACTGTTAAATACGTCTGTGATTTTGAGTCCACCAGCATCAATCAAAGACTCAAACTCTTGTTCTCTTTTCAAAGACCCGGCTTGATTTTCTTGCAAAAGAATCACTCCGTGGGGCAAAAGATATCGCTTTATATTTGAAAAAAATTCTTGGTGGGCAGTCCAATTTTGATCCACTGCAATACGTTGGTAGTTGTCATCTCCGGGGCATGTCAAGAAATGTGGCGGGTTACTGACCACCAAATCAAATTTTTCATGCAGAGGCAGGTCTGACACTGCGCCAGTGGCGTAGGCAGCGACATTGGTTAAGTTGTGCATTTTGATTGTTTCATTTACTCGATCAATAGCAGGGCCATATATGTCACTCATGCACAGACTAGAACACAGGCCATGATCCAATATGTTGAATCCAATAAAGCCTGGCCCGGAACACCATTCGTAGCAACGTTCAAACTGTGAGTTGGGATAGAGTTTGGTTATCACATCCACATACTCTTGTCCAAACCAAGTGCCGCCACCGTCCATCCAACTGTCGTACTGCACACAATATCTATTGTGTCCTGAAGTCTCGAAATACATTATAGCCTAATAGGCCGATTGGGTTCGGTCCATTTTCCTGATCCGTTGATTATTGTTTGTTGCCAATCAAACATGTACTGTTTTGCCTGAGTTGAAAGCAAACCTGGAGCAACATGGTCCAGATATTCCACATGTTCTAACGGAGTTGGATGAAAATCTCTTTTTTTGTCTGCAGGGCTGAGTGGGATACCCCCAGGGCGAGTCCACCATTCGCCATTGAAAACAATCTGTAACACACTGGGTTTGATCATGCCTAGTACATCACAGTAAAGAGTTTTGACATCTTGATCGCTTCCACGTGAATCATTGGGATTATAACCCAAGCCTGTTGCTTCATTGGTTTGTGACAGCGGAACCATGCTTAGGAATTGGTATTGACACCCCCAATGATCCAACAGTTGTTTGGCGGCAGCAATGTTGGCCATATCTCTTATGAGATATCCTCGCTCGCATGCAAAATTTTTAACGTACTCAACGGGCAATTGACTGCCTGCTGTCCAATACACATTGCCACCTTCAATCCATTTACCACCTACATAACGATCTTCTCTACTGGTATTGGTCCACATGATCCAGATTTGATCATTTTGATTTAATTTATTGCGCTGATAGCACTCTATCAAACTCCATAGAATGTAACTGTTTCCGCCGCCACACAGGCCCCAATTTTCATAATGATCAAACTGTTGTCCTAGCGCATCTGCCCAGGTTGGCCAACGCCAGTATTGTGTAAAACTACATCCAAAAGTAAAAAGTCTAGGCACGATGTTTTCCAAACAGTTGAATCAATTCCCACTCTCGATTGCTTACAACAACATTGCGTTGTTCAAAATAATCTCGTTCAAACTCCCAATCTTTGATCGAACTGTGGTGGAAATTGCTCACACAAAATTGACCAATGGGCAATGGGGTATGATAGAATCTGTGTCTAAAAATCTCAATCAGTTGAAATTCACTCATGATCATGGTTTGACCTTGGGGGTCGTATGCAACCAGTTGATTAGATTCAAACAAACTCAAGTGTAATTCAAACAATGATTGATGATGTACACTTTCTACTCTGTGTTGAAGTTGTTGCAACAGGTCTGTTTGTATGTATCTAAACGGCACTGTGCTTAGGCACCAAAATTGCTGTTCATCCACTACCCAAGGTTGATCACAATCCAGCATGTGATGCACATACAACCGATTACCAATATCTATAGGATCTGGCTGAGTCCTTACCATGGCACTAATTTTGTCTAGGCATGGTGGTTCCAAAAATTCAACATCTGCATCTACCACCAACCAATTGTGCCCTTGCACAAAATTGTTCAAATGCAGTTTGACCAACTGTTGTCTAAACCAGCCACCAGTTTGTACACGTTGCATGCCGGGAAAGTCGCTGAATTTATGAAAGACTATGTCTAAGTAAGGAAAGTTTGTTTGTATGAATTGTTGGCAGTCCTGCACATAAGATGGCCAATAATCAATTTCAAAATCATCTACAATAATATCGATAGGATATCCGCTGGCATACTGTTGTATGCTACGCAAACTGAATATTTGTGAAAAATAGTATCCTGGAAAGGTAGTTAAAACAATGCGATCAATGTTCACGCCATACTTATTAACGCACCAAAGCCAATGATTTTAATCTTGCCAATTCCGATTCGTACATGCCGTAGTTGCCGCACTCTTCCAAACCGTGTTCTGGGCAGTACTCACCTTCCATGGTATGGTTGCACTGTGCTTCTTCAAATGTGGCCAAGTTATCACCTTCCGCCATCTCATCATCATAATTATCATCACTACCCATGGGTTCTTTAGTGTCACGACCATAATAGTCATCGGGCATAGGAGGGTGTTCACTTTCGCCTTCCGCCACACCTTGCTTTTTCTTAGCATGATATTCATCTTGTGCTTTTTTAACACGTGCCTGGTCAGCACGGAGTCTGCGCTGATCTGGATCCATGAAATCTGGATCATCCTCGTGTCTTCTTGGAATACTACCGCTATGTGGTAGTGGCTTCTTGCCCGGTGCAGGTGCGCCGTATTCTCGACCTAGGTCGTATACTTCACCTTCGGCCACAGGAGGTGTCTCAGTGGCAGTGGCTGGTTCTGCTGGGCTGACCATGTATACGCCTAGTTCTTCAAGGCGATCTTGCACACGCGGATCATCCCAACAGTTGGCATCTGGATCAGTGGCAGCAATATCACCAATGATGTCAAACAACTCGTCATCGCCAATCAGGCCATACAGTTGTTCTGTGGCATTCATGCCGTCAGCACCCACTGGTAGTGGTTGACTCATCAACGTCTTGAGTTCATCTTGTTGCTCAGGAGTGTCTGGCAACGCCCAAGTACCTTCTACGATACGTGTGGCCCAGGATTCAAATATTTCTGCTTCTTTCATGGCTTGTGCTTCCTTTTGTATACGTGCCAACATGGGCAATGCTTGTTCTATTCTGGGATCTATTCTAGTTTCCACAAATAGATCACGCAGGTCTTCCACTATGAGATCAGATTCCGACACTTCAGCCGGGCTCCAGGATTCAAAGTATTGAGTGTAACCGCGATCGTTGGCCACAGCCTTGAGGTTGTGTCGCAATTGATCAAGGTATTGAGTTGTTTCTGCTACCAGTTCGCCGGCAGCACCTTCAAACACTCGACCTTGATGTGCTCTGCGGAACTGGCTTAATACGTTGATCTGTTCTACCATTTCTGAGATGTGCTGTCCACGTGCATCATAGGGTGTGCCGCCGTGACGTACATGTTCCAGCATGGCTCTACCACCGGCTAGTTTACGGAATGGCAGTTTGAAACGCTCACCGTCGGCTGTTTCAATGAACAGGCTTTCTACATAACGGAAACGTGCATCGTTCTCACCTAGAGTGCGATCATGTTTGATCATCAGTCTGGCCTGTGTGGGCTCGCCAGCATAACTGACCTTGCGATTGCCATAGTAGCCTTCAAACAGGCCTTCCTTGATGGCAGCCATTCCGGCCATGGTGTATTTTAGTCTGCGTAAGTTTTGTAAGTCATAGCGTAACAAATTGCGCTTGGCAAAGTTACGCAGTTGATCCAGGAATTCGTACCAGTCAGCCTTGTCGTCAAAATCCATGCCGCGGCCCAGATTGTCGCCAAAGTAAACTTCAAAGTTGTTGTCAGCGCCCAGCAAGCACACAACTGTGCCGTAGTTTTTACCGGAGTCTGCTACCCAGTCAAATGTGAACATGTCGGCCGCTTCTGGGTCCGGAGCACCTTGATCATCCAAGGGCGGTTTGCCAGTTCGTGCATCCAGTGCTTCAGGGTCAAAGTTTCTAGTGACCAATAAATCGTTTAGTTGTTGTCCGGGTGTGTTCGCTGCCATAGTGTTATATTTATCAATACATAGTTGATATAAAGGGCATGGGCTCTATGACATTATCCGAGTGATCCTTCATTTGACTGTCCAGTTCTGTGTAAAAACTCTGCAAAACCTGCATCATACGCACGGCCAACAGCATGCTCATGACCAAGTCATCTGTTTCGCCAATTTTTGCGGCAAAACTCAGCCCCGATGCCACAAAGGTTTTGAGTTCACTGATCAAGGCCGCGCTTGACACAGTCATTCTGTTGGTTTCTATTAGATTTTTAACTTTGGCACAGGCACTGAGTTTGCTCTTGTGCGTAGTATTAAACCCTTTGCGCATACGGCGATTACTGCCCGACATGTGCGGATCTGTCAAAAAGTAGCCCTGTATGTTTTCTTCGCCAAATTCTGCAATAGAAATTAGTCCTGCTTCACCAATGGTGTTGTTTTCAATTGAATAGTAGATGTTCTTGTCGTTTTGCACAGTTTCATTGATGTATTTGCAAATATCCGACAAGATGCGTATCTGTTCAGGAATGGGTGTGCGGTTGTGTGTCCATTCACCTACCTGGCGTGTGGTGTTGGCTTCAAAGATTTGTATGGCTGCTGGGTCACCACCGGTGCCCAAACTAGGGTCCAAGGCCACAACATAGATTGAGTCGGGTTTGATGGCTTCGTACCAGCGCACATGCCCTGTGCGTTTCCAAGGATCTGTGGGTGTTAGATCCAATAGTTTGGCTGGAGCAATCAAGGTTTCATCATTGATGATAAATTCACAGCCAATCTCTCTGCGAAAACGATCTTCGCCCAGTTGGGCCCGCATGTTTTCGCCCCACTTTTCATCACGGTCCGGATGTTCTTGCCAGTAACTTCTAAATGCTCGGAATCCGTTGATGCCAAGATCAGTTGGGTTGCCAAACTCATCTACACATTTATTAGCACCTTTCCAGATTAGCGCAAACTGATCTTCGTCTGAGTTGGGAGTTGAAGTGATAATGGCCTTACCACCTGTGGCCAATGTTGGACTGATACTGGTCCAGAACTCGGTGGCAATGGTGGGTCGTACGAATGCAAACTCGTCAGCGTACAACAAGGTAATACTCATACCACGACCAGTTGTTTCGGTTGTTGTGGCTGACACAATACGCGATCCGTTTTCAAAGTCTATTGACCCTTTGTTGTAACTTGTGACACCTGCTCGAATATGATCTGGGCACAGTTCGTATGCAAAGCGAATGCGTTGCATGATCTCTTGGGCACCGGTATATTTGTGGGCGGCTATGAGTATTGTAGAGTCGGGAATGAACATAGCATACCAAAGAATATACCCGGCTGCTGATGTTGATTTGCCAGTCTGTCGCGGCATCATGGAGATTGAGTAGCGATTGTTGTGATAGGTATCAATCAGTCTTTTTTGATAATCATACGGATGATACAGCATCTTGCCCTGCGTGGGGTGCTGTATGTAGAAGAAGTTATCTAAAAAGTAGTGTGGACCATCAACAGGATCAGCACAGGCAAGAAAATCTTGCAGTTGCTCATCTGAAAATGTCTGGCGCTTGTATGGTGCTTTGACCAAGACGCCTTCTAGTGTTTTGGTCATGGTCTATTAGTTATGCCTAATTGTAGGCCAAAAGCAAAATCACACAGGACTGTAGGGGTTACGATGTCGATCGCGACCATCGTCTTCTGGCAATACAGGATATGGGTTATTCTGCATTTCGACCACACCGAGCACGTTTGGCATTGGTCAATGCACCAAAGTCCACAGCCCATTCTGTGCCTGGAGGCAGTTCACGAACACCTGGGGGTAGTGCATATCTAACACCAGCGTACTCTTGAATTTGAGCAATGGGCGCACGGAATCGGGTTAGATCGTTGCCCAGGTTAACATAGGGTTTGACATGTGGAAACAACCAGCCGGCTGTTTCGTTGGTTTGTTGATTCACCACAATCTTGTAGTAGCCACGTGGCACAATCACACCGTTGCCAATCGTGGGATCACCTGCACCATATATAGCACCCACATAGATTGTGTAGGCCTGATTGCGTTGTACTGCCCAACCACGTACTGATGTTTCTAACAATTTCCAAATGCCACGATTCAAACTTCCGTGTTGTGGATACATGTTGGTCATCAAGAATGATTCATACTCCACTTGTTGGCTCCATGATAGGTCGCCGTCAGGGGCGGCATGTCCTTTGTCGTAACCAGTGCCAGCATAATCATCAGGTCTAGCGCCTGTGCCGCCTAATGATTGGTCTGCAACAAATGCATTAGTGCGTGGAAAGCAACCCAATGCGTTTTGTGGTAATAAAGTATAGGCAACATAAACTGGAATCTTTACCGGAGCGTCATAGGCCACAAAGTATGCTTCTCTGCAGATAGGAACGGCTGTTCTAGCAGTTTGTGCCCAACCCCAAGGAGAATGCACAGCACAGGCCTGTGGCGGCAATGGAGCACGTTGATCCCAGGCCCAGACCTGCGTAGTTAAAAATAGCAAGATTAGTAGTAGTTGTTTCATTTTAGTTTGTGAGTTCTTGCCAACCAAATTTCCAAATAACATCAGCGTTGTTAGAACCATATCCAGCACACAATGTTAATACATCCGGAGTGCCATTGGCGGATCTACTGAGTTGTAGACGTCGAGACACATCGTCACTTACCGCAAATGTATCTCTACTGCTGGTCAATCCTGCATACAACACAGTGCCATCAGTTATTTGTACTGCACTTGTGTTGGCTTGTACTATGTTGGTTCCTACATTGGCAAAAGTTAAACCTGTGGCGTTACTGGCGTTGAGCACCAACTGAAAACTACCATATTGCACATCGGTTAATAAAAGATCAATCTGCGCAGGGGTTACCACCGCATCAGGAAATGCTGGATTCAATCTAATAGAACCTAGGTTGGTATAAACGTTACCGGTGCTGAGTCTAGTGGGCTGAATACCACTGCTGATATAATTTATAGTAGTAGAAGGATTGTAGCCGCCTTCCGAAATTACTGTACTACAAATCTGTTTCATTGTTCTAGAACCATCTGTGGCTGTGGTATTGGTGATTTCGTATCTGGGATTCAGTGTGGCTGTGGTCATATAGACCTTGGTATTGCCAGCCTGATTGGCATGCTGGAATGTGTGGCATACAATGAACTGTCCGTTGATTATGAATCCTGCTCGTACATTACCAACTCCTAACCATTCAACATCGCACCAAAAAATTTGTGTTAATGTAGGGTCAAGATTGATACCAGTTGGATTGGGACTAACACCAGTTTTTAAAGTGTTTGTATTCCAACTGGCTTGTGCCACCCGCTCTTCTACTACAGCACCCGATGCTGAACTTCTAATGACCAAGTAAAGAGTTGTGCCGTCGGCTTCAAAATACACACCATTTTTATCAGTGAAATAACCCACACGCTGACGACAACCAGGAGCAAGAGT